GCAGCGTTGCGTCTGCGGGAACAACGAACTCAAGGTTCGCCCGCAGAGTGTAACCGAGCGAAGGACGATTAACACCGTTAATCACCTCCGTATAGACGACCGGAATAGCCAAGGAAATCTTGGTACGGTACGTCTTCTCAGTCTGACCCGCCACTGGAGAACGCTGTTGAAGCGTCAGAGGCCAGTAGCCAAGGCTACTGGAGCTGGACTTCTCTAGCATAACAGCGGAGTCGCCGTTAACTTTCACCGGAGAAAAGGTGTGGTTAACGGGGGTTGCGGCAGCATCTGGAACAACAATCGTGGTAATTGATCCCACGCGATTCTCCTAAATTGGAGGGTTGATAGACATGTCACTTCACCTTTGATCCACCCATAAAGAGTGAACCCAAAAGTGCGATACCATTAGCGACATGGATGGTAGAGCCTGCCTTGAACTTCGAATAAGGAGCTCTTGGCAGTGGACTAGTGTCGTATACGGTCCGTGTCAGATTGAACTGACGTCCGGACCCAGAAGCCGTCACATAACCGGACATGGAATACGAACTCGTATTCTCAAGCCGTTCAGTGTATGGCTTTATTGCGACATACGTCCGCTTTGAACATGATCCACCCCTAAAATCCCAGCCAAAGGCTGCGTTTAATGACGACAACCAGTCGCCAATAGGAGTAAACCAGTCCACAACAAACGAGAACGGAACGAGTTCCCATGCTACAGAGAGAGGGTTAGTAATACCTGCCTCTGTGAGATCAGCGATGGCGGCATTGTTTGCTTTAAAATAGTCCAAACGGACTTTGCATTCATGCTCTATTTTTGACAGTTTAGTGACCCAGACTTGGCAGTTGTTAAACACTGCTGTTGCCCGGGTATCAGTTACACTGTCTTTATCCTTCGCTTTTGAGACGACTTTAGTAACAAATTCGTCTCTCTCTCCTTCGCGTTGGCGTAGCAATTCACAGCTACTCCAGACGTCGGATAGCAATGGTTTCCACCCGTATTGATACTCTAGCCATAGGGAAAACGCGTTCCTAGCGGCATTACTGCTAAGACCACGTGTTGAAACCCCTAGAGCTTTGGCTAGACCACGGGCATCAAGTCGTTTCGCGGCGCGCACCCCCTTCACTATACGCCTTAAAGTCTGGGCGCAAAGTTTAGCGGTCTGTTCCCTTTCTCCGATAGCTGTACCTAAGTCAACAGACTGGTATATGCCGTCAGAGTCCTTGAAGTTCTTCAACTTCAAGAGGGCATTGATCTCCGCCTTCGTCTTTAAATTAGACGGAAACGGAGGGAGCGCGTCATAGTAGAACCCACTGAAGTTATCAAACCCAGCATATGAAGTGTAACTGCCTGGTTTGATACCACTGTCTGCATGCGTGATCTTCCCCGCCAGATTGCAGCCTTTTACATACCCCTCCTCAATAGATCGAGAATAGGGACGTGGAGGCCGCCATTTGGCTCGAGGAGTTTTCTGCAATGCAGACCGATTATCGGTCATGACATCAGCTTTGGTACCGTTTGTATTGGTAACCAGCTTGTCAGAACCCCGATAAGTCGTTTTCGTCCAAGGACGATTCAGAGTTATGGACATTCTACTGTTCTCTACTACTAGGCCTCGGGTATACAACCCTATCGCCGTTCGCTAACTTCCTCTCCCGGTATCTATGGACTCTCACGAGTTCACAGAGGGAAAAACTGGTAACATTATCGCTAGGGTAGTCAGGCCTAGCAAACCAGTCGATCTCGAACTTATAAGGAACGAGACCCCATTCGGGAAGGTTATTAGCCTTCCCTCGCCGCCTAAAGAAGGAAGCGACAACGCTGAGGAATGTACGAAAAGTACGCATAGTTCTCCTATAGGAGGCTATGCCCCCAGGTTGGTGGCGATACAGCCAACATTGATCTACCATTTAGCAGACCGTTCTTTGTACTTTCTTACGAGAGTACGGCCAAGTATCATCGGCCAAAACAGA